ACGACTATCCTTTGTGAAGTCACAGCCGTCACGGTATACTTGTACAACAAGCATGTTCTGCGGACCAACTAGGTCTAACAGTGGGATAGCTTCCTCAATGAAGCCACAGTCGCTACAGATATGTAGCTTTGACAGTGCATTCTCAATACGCCTACGTGCTAGGCGACCGAATACATCACGACCGAACTTAGGCTTAGCACATTCTTCACTGAACCATATCTGTAGTTCACGGAATGTGTTATCAAACAGTAGCGGTAACTTGTTATCTTTGTGCTGCTCAATGACTTTAGCATCTGTGCTATTCAGTGTGAAGAACGCTGATACCATATCCTTCAATGGCTGCGACATACGGAACCAATGAATGAATGGGTTAGCACTGTAGATGAAGGATGCAGCAGTGTCCTTACCACTACGTGGTGGACCATTGAATAGGATGATACGCTTTTGCATACTCATTTACTAAACACCTTCGGTTCTTTAGTTGTTACACTCATGCTCAATGACGCCATGTCAGTAATCAATGTAGCATGTTTCCTTGCTCGTGTCAAGGCTGTATACATGTTCTTACGGTTCATCATCGCAAGCATTGACTTATTCAATACATATACGATGTGATCGTACTCACTGCCTTGTGCTTTATGCGTAGTCACTACGTAGGCTAGGTGGATATCACGTTGTGGATAGCCGACAGTAACCTTGTTATTGTACACTAGCTGAACAGCAGGAGGGATACGACAGATACGATCATCGAAGTCTACGACTACTTCCTCTACGTCACTGACTTCGATTACCTTACCCACTTCACCATTGAACACGCCCTTACTGCCGTCCTCGCAGTCGAGGTCGTACCAATTCTTAGTCATGATGACTTTATCACCAACACCGACACGGACGGCATTGGCTGCGTCCCACTTGTTACGTGGTAGGCTAAGCGTGTGACGATCATTGTCCATGAGGACAGTCTGTAGCGTAGCATTGAGCTTCAATGTACCAACCCATGACTTGTTAGCAGGGGTGATAATCTGATTGTTCAATGCAGTGTAGTCAGCCTTGTCTAACGCAGCAACGAGTTCATCGACAGGCTTATCTGTGATGATCCGTGTGAAGTCTGTGTTGGGCATAGGTGCTGTACCACCGAGGATGCGCTGTGCATTCAGTAGAATGCCACTGTCATCAGCGGTGCGATGTACCTTGTCTAAGTAAATGCCATTGAACTTATCAAGGAGTATCTTGAACGGTGCAGGCTTCTGCGCTAGGATAGGACTACTCTCAATAGGCGGTAGCTGTGATACATCACCGAGGACAATGAGCCTAGCACCTGATTGCAATGCGTCAATGAGGTTACGGTGTAACTCATGGTTAACCATCATGTACTCATCACCGATGACTACATCACATTCCAGTGGGTTCTCCTTAGTGCGACGTGGGAACGTGTCACCGAATGGCTTACCAGTCTTATCGTCGATTTCCAATGGACGAGTGTACTCTAGCAGCATGTGCAGTGTACCAGCAGGTAAGCCAGTAGCCTCACGGATACGCTTAGCAGCTTTGCCTGTAGGCGCAGCTAGCTTAACAGTATACCCTGCCTCAGTCAGTCCATTGTAAATCATACGCATGATAGTAGTCTTACCGCTACCCGCTGGACCAGCGACAGCAGAGATGCGTTTACTTACATCTAGTCCTTGTTCTACAGCTAGACGCTGCTTGTCATCAAGCTGCTCTAGTGTAATCTCATTACTCATGGACGCACATCCTCATATTCTTTGATGAACTGCTTACCTGCATCGGTAATAAGATAACACGTGCCACGCTTAGTCATCTGACTACTAGGCTCTACAGTGAGCAGTCCCTCATTGCGCAGCGCCATCATCCATGCCTTGCATCCTTCAGGGAAGGTAGTAGGAGAATAGTTACGCAGTGTGCGTAAGGCTAGATAGGGCACGGCTAAGATGATTGACAGTATCCTATAGCGATGTGCTGGCGTAAGATCACGCACGGATAATACAGCCTCAATAGGCTTAGTGTAACGCTGCTTCACCGCAGTCTCACATACCAATGGAGCCTTGTACACACAAAGCACTGCGCCTTGGTAGATCACAACCTGATCACCAGCCTTAGCTTGGATATCATTTACACATGTCAACAGGTTATCAATCTCGATTGACAACTTCATGGAGTAACATCCTTTCGTACACGCGTACGTTGATAATGCAGCTCCTGTGCACCTAGCACAGCGAACCATCGTATTAACGCAGCGCGTGTAATACCAAGCACATGTGCCTCTGCATCTAGCAGTTCAATGTCATCGACATGAATGCGTACAGCCAATGGAGCACCGTGTGAGTTAAGGTTACGAATACCTCTACGGTGTTCTAATGGAATAGGACGCGGCACTGTGACTTTGTCAGTGGGATCGGATACATACGAACTCATTGTGGATACCTTATGTAGCTAAGAAACCCCACTGATAGGGACTACCAGTGGGGTTCTAGGCGGCGTGCCTTCGCTACTCGGGCCGCTGCGAGATGCCACGCATCTACGCCGCGTAGAGGGAGTTAGACCTGCTCCGCGCTGCCATCGGCAACGAGATCATCCGCAGGCTTACCACGCTTGTCAGCGACAATCGTGTAAGTCAGGAATGGGCACGGCTCATTGGAGCCAGAGATCATGTCGAGCATCTTACGGCCGTTGAAGGTAACGGCAGAGATCGACTGACGGATGGAGGCAACATCGGTGCCGGGCTTGAGGACCAGGAACAGCTTACGCGGACCCTGCGTACGAGCCGGCTTCGCGGCGCCAGTGTCGTCAGTCTTCGGAGAACGAGCCATGTGTTATGAACCTTTGCTGTAGTAGGTGAGGTCTATGCCTCATGAGATTGTATGTAGCAAGGCTAGGGCACATTGTCAATGAGAAATGTGCCCTAACGTATGTTAAGCCCCTCGGACCGGATTACCGCGTGCCTGCGGGATACCCTGGTAATCCTCATGAGACACGTTCATGATAACATCCTGACCGATGAAGTCAGGCAGGTTGATGCGACGTGACGGCACGACACCGTGCATCTCGCAAAACTTACGCAGACGGAAGCGGTTACGAGGCGTATCCTCTAGCGGCTGATAGAAGTTCAGCGTCTCACCGTCGGCATTACCTTCCGTGTAGTCCGCAGGATACTGGTCAGGGCTGACGTAGTACGTAAGCACCATCATAGGCTTGCCACTCGACTTAGAGATGGCAGCTTCAACGCTACGCACTGACGCACGGTATTCACCCGTGGGCAGCGGAGGCGGCGCCTCAGCAGAGGCAATGTCCTGCGAGTATTCATAGACAGAACTGATTTCAGTCATGGATGTTAACACTCTCTGTTGCAACAAGGCTTGTATAGTAGATCACGCAGCTTATGTCAAGCCATACATATGGTGCGGAGCTAGTGGTGTTAGTCACTAGATATGGGGTTACTTCGGTGCGGGCACAGGGTTAAAGCCATTCGCTTTCCATGCTTCATACCACTGTGTGATGCCATCACCTGTGCCGTTAACTTGGTTATACTGACATACGAACTTCGTAACCTTGTCATCCATAAGGAACATGCGTGTTCGCATAGGACGCTTTATACCGTGGTTACGTGTGTAGATCAGTCGCTCACGTCCAGTGTCTTCGATGTGCCACATCTCACTAATCTTAGCAGGTAGCACTGTCGCACCTTGTCCACCAAGTGAGAGTGTAATCTCACTTAGCTTACCGTCATCGTCCATTGACTCACGATCGTGAGCAATGAATATGCAATGACACTTGGTGTCGGATGCTACACGTAGGACCATGGCACAGAAGTCAAGGACCATTGCAGATCGCACACCGTAGCCTGTCTGGCCCGGTGCTTCGATAGACGCACGGAATGTGCCACGGTTAGCCTTACCTGTACTGATACCATAGTACAATGCAAGCTGTCCGAATGACGTGAGACTATCTACGACAATGGTGTTTACACCTTGCTCTGCAATGAGCTTGAGCAAGTCCTTCTCAATGATACCTCCTTGTTTGAAGTTCTCTAACTGTGCAGGCTTGTAACCTGCGAAGTCAGCTACGAGGATATCCTCACTGCGACGCAGTGATGCTGTGCCAGCAGGATCAAACTGTAACCAGAGTTTCTTACCTGGGGCAGTAGATGCAAGGACAGTCTTGCCACATGCAGGCTTACCCCATAGTAACATGGTTAACAGTTCTTGTCTGTCGGCAGAGGATTGAACGGTGATGTTACCTAGTTGCATTGGTTAATCACCGGCCTTCTCCACCAATGGACTCCATTCTTCCTTAACCATCTCACTATACACTAGCTTCTGATCCTCGGGATCAGTAGCACATAGTGGAATGAATGCACAAGGACGGAAGTATCTGTTACACGAGTGCGTGTACTTCGGTGCGTTGATAGGATCATCTACGTGCTGTAGATGTAATCCTATTGTATGCTCTAGCCAACTGAACCAGCGTTCCTTAGTCCATGATGGACGACGGACCTGTTCAATGGCCATGCCATCAGTCATCATACGTGGTAATGGTATAGTCAGACCAATGACTAACGCACGTTCGACAGACTGACCGCACCACAGTGAGGCAGCTACACTGTAGCCTGTCACTTGATGTGACATCTCGAATGACATACGCCATGCGTCGTCTAGACGTGATGCAGTCTTGTTCTCTTGTACAATCAAAGCTCCATCACGGTCTGTGTGGAGTCCATCGACTCTACCTGTGTAGATGAACTCATGGATGAGATAGTCACCGTCATCGACGCATCCATATGCGCTAACTTTGATAGCAAAAGGGATCTCGATACCGACCCAGGCGGTAGGATCATTGACATCTTCAACCCAAATGGGATAGCGGCTACTGTCCCATCGCTGAACGTAATATAACAAGGATGTTTCGAGGTTAGTGTAAGTACGTCTCCTATCATACATGTCATCGACGTATCCTGCGGTAGATAAACATTCCAATGCTGCATTACGCATGGATATGCTTAGGTCTAAGTCATTCCATCCTGCAATGATGGTAGCCCATCGCTGTACACCGAACAGACGGATACCATGGTAGTGCATGTGTGCACTTAGGCATTGACCTTGGATGTGTCCAAGCTGGATCAGCCTGATTACAGAGAAGCATTCATGCATAGCACTACCTGCTTCGAGCGCCATAGCACGGCCACCGCCGGGCATAGTCAGATGCTTAGAGTATCGAATGATACCCCATGTAGGACATGTGTTAGTGGCACTCAGCTTAGTGTAGTCGAATGACTCTAGCCTAGCTATGTCATCTGCTGTAGCCTTAACAATGTTAACCTTCTGCCATGGACGCATGGTCATTCTCTCCGTTCATTGAACTGTCCACTAGCCCAATCACCTACGAAGGTAAGCAGTTCATTGAGGCTACTAATGCGTTGGTTCGATGACTTCGTATCACCTGTTACGCTGACAACGTAGTTACCAACACGTGTCTGTCGAATAGATAGATAACCTGTCGCCGGCCTGGCAGGCTTAGGCACATCACGTGCCACGTGCATCACATCAGGTATCTCACGCTTCAACTTACGTTGAATATGTGTAGTAATCTCTGGTTCGGGATTACCGAGCAGATCATTCCTACTATTCATCACCTTCTCCTGTCAGTGTCGGATCACTACCCACACGGATAGCTAACTCCTTAGCACGCTTATGCAATGGCAATGCAGATTGCAGTTGCTTCGTAGCCATGATCGTGTGTGATTGATTATCCGCCATGCGATCCATGAGACTAGCCAGTGTCATGATCTGTTGCTTCATCGCATTGTGATCCTCTGCAATACGTACAAGCATCTTCAACAAGGCCGGATGTATCTGTCCTGTTAACTCACGTTCGAGTAGAACAATATCACGTGACTTAGTGGACACTGTTATGTTCCTCTCCGATCGTTGCCTGCTGCACTGTCATCATCAGTTTCTGCATGAATAGATTACATGCGTCGAAGGACACAGGTGTACCTGCATCGGATAGATGCTTACGCAACTGTGCAATAAGCAAGCAGTTAAGCCGAGCGGCGGCTAGAAACTGTGACGCAACTTCATCACTATCCGTAGGCAGCGTAGCCTGCATAACTACAAAGAGTTCAATGCTTGCATCTTCAATAGCATTGCCCTCGGCAGATACAACCTTCTTAACGAAGCTTTGATACAGACCTTCAGCCTGTTCAGCAGACTGTTGCAGTTCCTGCATCACATGCTCAGGCACGTCATCAGTGTCAGTAACAATGCTCATTGCTCTGCATCCACCATTACTTGCAATGCAGCAAGACGTGCTGCGCGTTTCTCTACCTTGTCGATTGCTTTATCCAATGCTAGGAGTTCCTTCTCCATCATTGCACCTTCTTTAACAATCAACTCTCGTGTCTTACTGTCTTTGACAATCTGCTTCTGCTGCATGAGGTCCTCATGCTTCTTAGCAGATGCTAGTCTACGTTCACGTATACCCTTGAGGAATGCTTCCTGATCTGTAGGTAACATCTCAATGAATAGCTTACGTGACATAGCATTGTCATCGACATGGATCATAGCTTATGATTAGGCATACACTGTGCCACCTCCTTACGAGCATCGGCTAGTGTGGCAGCCTCACCCTTGAATACCTGCGGTGATAGTGTAATAGTCACAGACCAGTGCCATAGCTTCTTAGTCATATCATATGTGATAGACCATTCAGCATTGCTACGTCTGCCACGTTCTGACTTAGGCTTAACTGATACTAACTGCATTGGAATGACTGCCACGTCATGATTACTCCGTTATGATCTATAGATCATAGCATTAGTGAGAGGTTAAGTCAAGTGGCGCAGCTCTGACAAAGAGCATAGGCATGTGTGGCGTAGGCGACGCAGCACCTAATCGTGCAGCGATACCATTCCATGCTTCAACAGCATCACATCTATGCTCACGCAGTGGGCCTTGTGCACCACATGCAGCGTTAACACACTGCACAGCCCACGGTTTACCGAACCGTTCGATCGTTGTACGATCTGAACAGAAGAAGCAGTTAGCTTGTGTCATGGACGTTTCCTCCTGTACTACCACATGATGTAGAGTATCAATATACTATACGCAACAACGATGATGCCAATGGCAGTAGTCAATGTGACTAACACGTTATACATCGAACTTCTCAATGTATCTGTTAGCTAGCTTAGTAACATTGTCAGCAATGATATCACGCAGCGTGAAGCCATACGCATCCATCAGTAGATGGAGGTAGAACATTACGTCACCACATTCTTCACGAATGTTAGCTGGTGACAGCAGACGCTGCTTACCGTAGAGTTCTTTCTTGTGTGCATCGAGTATCTCTGCTGCTTCAGTCGATAGACCAATGGCTGCGTGTAGACCACGCTGCCAGTTGTGAGACTTGTTTGGAACAGAGACAAAGCGATTC